TGTTGCAAACTACTATATTGTCTATCAATAAATAGTCTGCCATTGCATTTTTTGCAATAGAGCATTTTTATCCTTAGTTTGGAATTCCAACAATAATTAGGTTTACTGCTAGAGATAAGTTACCAGATGCTCCAAATCTTACGGCACCCTCAATTCTAGATGTGGTAATAGTATTTAATACAACACTAATGTTTTGTCCCGCTGGAGTTTGTCCAATATTAACTGGTGTTGCTGTAACAATTGGAGGGTATTTAAAATCACTAAGGTCATATGTAAAGGTTTTTTCGTTTCCAGCAGTTACGGTGGCATCGCTATAAATAGGAACATAGGCACCAATAATTCTTGTCTCAGAAGTCTTGGTATTTTGTTTACCTGCTGTTACAGTATCTATGGTTGTATAGTTATATGTTGCAGATGATATCTGAGTAGACAAATCATTTACAGCGTCAACAAGCGAATAAATATATGTAACATCAAGAGGCTGCCCTCTTTCTGGTAGTGGTACTTTTGCCATTATTTCCTCCTATTTAAGTATATCATTAGACGGTATGTGGACCATCTTCATAAACAAGCAAAAATGTAGAATTTCGTGATATGGGATTACCTTTTAAATAAATTTCAGTTGAAAGCCTGTTTGGTGGAGACGCCTGAACAACTCCACCAATTGTATAGGTTGATGGAATTGGAAATGAAATATTTGTGCCATCAATTCTTTGTTTATATATCCAGTCTCCATTATCACTTCTATCCCATTTTATCCAAATGTCATATTCATGTGCTTGTCTAATTTCATTTCCGTCTTTAAGAATTGTTACAGCATCCCAAGCCTGTTGTGCAATACTTCCATTTTTATTAAATACTATTTCTCCAGTGTTGTAAGTATACCCTGGAGTAATCTGAACAATTGGAGACCACTGAGATGTTCTGTTTTTATCGTCAGAAACAATCCTATATCTAACCGAATACCCTTCAATTTCTGAGTTAATTGGTGGCAAATTTTCTTGAGAAATTTTTATTTTTTTTATACCTGAATCAACCATAATTATGCTCCAGATACGTCTACTGAAAATCTAAATTCAATATAATTACTAGTATTAGGACTTTTAATAATAGGTGATGCATCTGCATTTTGAATTACTGAATAGCCAGTGAGTCCGTAAAGTGGATTTACTGTTGCAATATTTTCTAGTCTTAGCGCATCTAATGCAACATAATAGTCGTCTGAAGGCAGATCATTTTTAATAACGCAAGCATATATTTTTACAACAGTTACAGAATTCCATGTAAAGTTGGCGCTTGTATAAAGTTCTTGTAATTGTTTAGATACAACAAAGTACCTTTCAGTAGAAAAATCATATGCTCCACCACTACTATCATCTAAGACTTCTGCTTCAAACCTTGCATACTCTGCTGATTCTGTTTCTGTTGATGCAAATTCAATCATCACTCTTACTGCATCTGGAACAACTGCAGAATCTCCATCTTTATTAATTAAAGAAAATGCAAGTCTTAATTCATCTATTGGTGAATTTTTTGTAAAGTCAACGCTTGCGCCAGTTAAATGAATGTGATTTGATCCCGCTTCAATTACAAAATGATCTTGTGCTGGACCACTATCTGTTTCTATAGTAATATCTGAATCATTACCTTGAACCATAATTACATTATTTAAAAATCTTGGCCTTTCATATCTTTCTGCTCTATTTGTTTTAAAAAATATAGGATTGTCTGATGTTGTTTGAAAAACTGGATCAGCAATTGCAATAATATTATCATCTAGTGGTTGATCAAGTGCTGATAAAAATGTATCAATGGCTACTGCAGAACTTAATGTATGGTGTTGCCAATTTTCTGTTTGTGTAAAAGCAAAAACAGTTTTACTATCATACGCCCCAGCAGCAGGATTTGAGCCTGCCGAATAAATTCCAACCTCAGAAATTTCATATCTTTCTTCTGTTGGTAATTCTGCAGTTAAAACAATTTTATCTATTCCGTTTTCATTTATAAAGCCTCTTGATGATATTGGAACACGAAACATTTCAAAATCTAAATTCTTTTTTGTCAGGTAACTTCCTAGTGGATCTCCAGTTGTTAATGGTGTAGCACCACAGCCAACAGCCAAATATGACGCATAGGCTGGAGCCTGCCCAAGAAGGTATTTAGCAATAATATTCTTGCCAGTATTAGTTATCATGATACGTATTCTCCAAGATCTGCTTCATATATTGTACCATCTAGGGTTATTTGTGTTTCTATCTGCTCATCACTATTTAAATTAATAAACTCAATTATTAAATCTCCTGATTCATCCAAGTAGATATTTTCGCCATTTTGACCATTGCCCTCATTTGGAATCTTGTCTTCTAATTTTATTGAAAATCCAGCAAAATACTTGTCTGCTGTCTGTTGTAGTCCAAGAATATTATTTGGGTTATATTGTTGCTGTATTGCAGATAAATTTTTAATTGGTTGATATGATATTTTTTGACCATTAACAATATCGGATCTTGTTATACTTAATAGTTCTTGACCACCAATATTTTCAAATATTAAATCAGCCATCACTTCTATTGGCACTGTTTCATCATCAAATAAGACGGTATCTATTGGTGCCGTTTTAACTGGAGCAGTTTCTACAGAAAACATTCTCATTGCTGGTAATATTTCTGGTACTGGAGGAGTTGCTGTAATTGATGCAGATCCTAAACTACCGCCAGAAACAACTATTGGACTTCCTCCCCCTCCTGCTCTTGCTTCATTTTCAGACATAATCTTAAGAATTCCTGCACTAGTTGCAGATAAATCATTTGGATTGTATACAGAACCAAACTGTTCCTGAGTTAACCGATAGGCGCCAGTTACGTCTCCATAATACGGAGTCATTTGTACTTGTCCAGGCTTTGCTACACCAACAGATTGAAAGCCACCTCTATCTGGAGCAAGAGAAGTATCAAAATTATACATGCCACCACTTTTTGTAATTCCTTTTGTACTTTCAAAACCAAGGGCTTTTGCTTCAGCAAGTGTAACCTTTTGTGTTGTCTGTGATACTTTATCTTCCCAAGCACCCATTTTATACCTCCGCCAAATAAACAGTCATGTCTGGACCATTTATCTTTCTTGTATAGTCAATATTATATACTACAAACTTAGAATCTGAGGGTGTTACTAAATCTATGCTATTAGAATCTTTATAGTTAACATTTACAATATCTCCTAATTGAATGATTGGAGTTGCAAACATCTTAATGCCAATAGACTTTTTAGGTTCCATTAATTTATCAATTAACCAACCCATTATACTTTCTGCATCATCTTGTGTTTGAATGTATGGTGTTTCTAACGTAAATTCATTATTTCCATAAATCATTCTGCTTAATTTAATATTGTCAAATTTCTGTTTTTCTACTAATGGAGATGTAATTAATGAAGAGCCAGATAATTCTGGGCTAGCGAAATTGCTTTTTTTCTTAAAATAATTATCTACTGTTAATTCATGTGTTGTATCTTGTGTAAATGTTATTCCTTGAATTCTTAAATAATTACCAGTAGTTTCGTCTAAATTTAATGCTGTATCTGTAGAATTAAAAATTAAAAATTCTGCACCATACGAATCTGCATAAAAACCAGAAACTGTATATCCTTTAATTCTATTAAAGGTTGGTGATAATTGTGCATAAAGGGCAGGGTATGCACGATCATACTTTACGTCAAAATATGCACATTCACGCATAATTGTTCCAAACTCATCAAAATACATGTTGTACTTAGGTGGTTGTTGAGAACTTATACCAGACAGATATGTTGATTGAACTACCCCGCTCATAGCATATCGTCTAAATGATTCATTGATATTTATTACATTGTCTCCAAAAAGATTAGTCTTTTTATTAAATGTTTCTGATTCTTCTGTTTGTCCAAATGCTTTTGGAATTACTTCAGAAATTGTTGAAACTGTGTTTTGAGAATAGTTTGCAGATAAAGCATAAATATTTTCAAACATACATCTGGACGATCCACGAACAAAAGGAGCCATATTATTGTATGTTGGAAGTGGATCTGGGTCATCAACTATTTTAATTAATTTATTATTAATATATAAATAAAATCTTCTTATCTTTCCAATGTCTTCATACTCTACTGCTAAATCATATACTGTTGGATTTTCTTCTGCTGTTGTTCTATATTGTCCAGTAAACCTTCCATCATCAACAATTATTTTTGATAATCCGCCCCAAAGTTTTACTGGAATTGCATCATTACTTGATGAATCTTTCTTAATTTTATAAAATACAATATTGTTAATAGATATATCAGATTGTCCTTGATTATCTAATCTTAAATATGAACTTATATTTTCTTCTGTTAATGCAACAATTTCAAAATAATATCCATTGTTTGTTTCTGGATTAAGAAGAACTGCCAAGCCTCCAGATCCACCACCAATGCTAACGTTTTTGTCTGGTTGTGCTCCTGGAACCTGATAATAAGTTACGCTTCCAGTCGGTGTCTGACTACGGTTTTCA